TGTGTTCCTGTTCCAGCTTGTGTTCCTGTTCCAGCTTGTGTTCCTGTTCCAGCTTGTGTTCCTGTTCCAGCTTGTGTTCCTGTTCCAGCGCTTACTGCATTAGTCAAATCTGATGGACTAATTCCTGTTGAGCCTGCTACGGTTTGAATTGCATCTTGTGGTGTAACTCCGCTTGCTACTAAGGTATTGACACTATTAACAGCAGATACAATATCAGCTGAAGTGCCTGCGCCGGATACACTAGTTTGTCCTGTTGTTGATCCGGTAGTAGCCCCTGCAGTAGTTGTTGTAGCTGGGGTAGCAAGTGTTGTTTCAGTTGTAGCTGGTGTTGTGGTTGCAGCTGTTACATCTGGAGTAGTTGCGCCAGTTGTTGCTTTACTACCAACATCTAATGTATCTAAGTTTGCAGTAAACTGGTCTTGACTTGGTTCTCTATATGGAGTAGCATCTTCCGGAAGAGTTGCAACATTCCCAATTATATCACCTTCGGGAGTTTGAATATCAAAACCATTTTCTGCAGGAATATATTTATTAGCCCCGACAGCAAAAGACTGACCAGTTGATGTGCCAGAACTTGCAGTAGCTTCTGTACCGGATGTTTTTACTAACGGTTCTGGGGTCATGTCACTTGTTACAGTAACTGATTGTGCAGTTGGTTCGTAAGTATCCGTCGAAGCAACAACAGCGTTTTCTGCTTTTAAAAAGTTTTTAGCGTCTTCCGCACTACCACCAAATGCAGTAACCAGATCATTAAACATAGAATCTGAAACCTTAACAGGGTCAGAAGTGCCTTGGTTTTGTTGCTGATTTTCAATGGCTGTTTTAACACTATTAACAAAGCTATTAGTTGTTGCCAGTGCTGCATTACCAATAATATAACCAGCGCTATTAGTAATAGCATTGTTAATATCTTTACCACTAACTGCTGCCTTGGTTGCAACGTTTGCAACACCACCAACAGCTTTAGCTACATTGCTCAAAGTATCCGGTAGCATGTTTGCTGTTACAGCACCAGCATAGTTACCCACCACTGTTCCAGCTAGGGTATTACCAATTGCTGATATAATATCACCATTTAAATTGCCTGTTGCTGCGGCAGTTGTTATGGTTGATATTGTATTAGCAATTAAGTTTGAAATTTGTGAAGTTGTCTGACCTGTAGCTTGAGCAATTTCACCAATGGTTGCCATACCGTTAACGGCATCACCACCACCAACAATGTGTGCTGCAATGTCTCCAGCGTTTGCACCGATTGCTCCACCAATAGCACCTTTTAAAGCAGCTTGCCCAATATTTCCGTTGCTTATTGCCGCTGTAATAGCAGATGTCGTGGCACCTAAAATAGCAGAGCCTAATGTTGTGGCCCCAACAGCACTAGCACTACCTAAAATTGTTCCACCAATTGCACTAGCCAAGCCAGCTCCACCGGTTGCAATACCAAGCATGATAGATGGCATTGCAGCGTACATGAAGTTACTAAAACCACTTTCAGTAGGTTTTGGGCTTACTGCTTGAATAGCAACTGTTTGTCCAGATGTGTCTACTACAGGTTTCCCTTGGCTGTTTAAAACAACTTCCTTACCTATTAACGGCACCTTTATACCGTTAACAGTTACCAAACCATTTTCGTCCATTTGGTTTATCAGGGACGTATTGGCATAGGGTATGTTTCTATAACCTAGATGGATTAAAGATTTGTCATTACCATAAGTAGAAAGCGGTGCTTCGTAGCCAGTGATGTTTCCGGAGCCGTCTGCGTGGAGAACTGAACCATCTTTTTGAGGTACAAGAAATACACCACCATTTTGAAAAAACTTATTAAAATCTAAACTATTAACATCAATGCCAAAGTTTGATAGCGTTGGTCTTGTTGGGGCAGTTTGACCAGTACCGGAAGAAGCACTTTGACCGCCGCCAGTATTAGAAATACCTGGTAAATTTACACCGTATTTAGCAACAATAGGATCACTGCCTGCAGCTTGGCCGCGATCGTCAATAAACTCAAGTCTAGTAGAGCCTTCCGTTGCAATCTTGTTAGCTACAAAGTTATTATAAGAAGCGACGGCCTCAGGATTAGTAACTGAGGTTACATAATCAGGAGCACCCGTCATTTCCCAGTTGTATGTATTCCCGCTACTCATTATATTCGCTTTGTAAAGTGCTTTTCATAAAATTCGTATCCAAGGTGCTCAAATAATCTTCCGTGGTCTTGAAATGTTTTACAACTAAGATTGATTCTATTAACATCACGCTGTTTCAGTAGGCGCTCTGCCTCCGTAAACAACTTGTAACCTGTCCTACCTTGTCTGTTCTCGGGTTTTATGTAGTAAAGATCTTCATAAGCCATTAAACAATCTGGAAACCTAATATTTGGGTGTATGAAAAACCCAGCGTACCCAATCAATTTGCCTTCTTTTCTGCAAGTCATTAAGAAGTATAAATTGAGTTCCTGCATTCTAAAATACCGGATATAGTCAGGTTTTAATTCCTCACCATCCCGGTATAGTACGTTTATTTCAGCCATGTGGGCTTGCAACAATTCGTCAAACTCTGGCAGAAACTCTATCAGTTTCTCTTCTTGGTATATCATGGGCCGCTCCTACTTATACTAATACGCACATTAGTGCTTTTACGTCCTAAATCAATAACTTGGACCATTAATAATAGTTGTTACTTCTGCGGCCCAATCTTGCCAGGTTTCAAAGCCTTCTGGCCCTGGAACTGGATAAGAAGCGAACGTTGGCGTCTGGGCTAAATTGTTAGCCATCATCTGCCATTCGTTTTCTGGGTAGTATGTTATGTTTTCTTGACCGTAATATATTACAAAGTTACCGTTCCAAGATTCCCAATCCATAAAGTAAGGATTGAAAGGAAAAAACGGCTCAATACTAGGGGCGCTCATCACCAAATTCACAGGTAATTAGATTACGTCCCATTTCAAAATTGCCATTAATCTGATTAGACACAAACTTTAAACGAACCAAACGGTGCTCAACACGAAGGTCAATCTTACCGGTTTCTTGCGTAAAGTAAAAAGGACCTGAATCTTCTTCGTATTGTCCACCAGCAAACTTACGTCCCAAAATAGTCAAGCCCATGGTTCCAGACTGTAGGAAGTTAGGCTCGATACGACGCAAGTGCATACGACGATTAACACCCTGTTTAGCGTCTTGGCTTGGGCTACCTGTTAACCAACTAATATCACTAGTTGTAATGCTGGAATATACGGCTTCTTCTGTATTTAGGTTAATTTGATTTTGACCAAATTCATGCTGCCAAATATTGTAACCACCACTAACCGGATATATTAACGTGCCGACAGCAACGGGTGTTGAAAAAGTATGATTACAAGTTACTAAAGTCACACCGGGTGTACCCAGTGTTGTATTATAAATATTAGTACTAGATAATACTTTATAGGTAGCTTGATAGCTATTAGTTGGAGTTAGGGTAAATGAACTTCCAGCGCTAAATGTTGGAGTTTGGTTACCACTTAAATAAAATTGATTACTTGCCAATGTAGGCAAACTTGCAGGTTTTGTAATTACTTTTACTGGAATGTCAATAATTGGATCATAGTTCCAGTCAGCCCAAATAGGTGTTGGGAAAATCTCAGTGGTGTATCCGCAAGAACGCTGTGCACCAACTGCCTGACCGGCATCATACCAGAGCTTGTCTTTGACGTTATAGATAATAGCATCAGTACACTCAGTAGCGGTGCCTCTAGGATAAAAGAACCAAATCTCATTGTACCGTGGAACCTTAGTAGCCCACACTTTTTGACGTTGTTGATAGTTTAGATTGTCAAACAACCAGTTTACGTTCTTATCATTTACTACAACACTGACGTTACCGTTGTACATGTAAAATCTATCAACACCCATCCAAAAATATACGCCGTCCATCTCGACCACAGAGCTGGAAGACATAATAGAAATTTGGCTGGAAACAATGTCATATCTCCAATACAAAGGCGCTGTGCCTGTAAAGGTGACACGAATTAAGCTGTCAGTTGCCCAGAACAAACCGGATGGTGAATTAGTACCACCGCGCATGGTCATGCCTTTGACTACTTTAGATGATGCTACGTTAGTCTGGTTGGCAAATGATCCATTCCAATCATAGAAACTTTGATTACTATAATTTGTTATGCCTAAGTTGACATTGTTATTTGCAATGTAGCCATTAGAACCATACACAAAGATGAATGGATATAGTACGCAAACACCGCCGTCAACTGTTATTGGCTTGTAAGTAGGATTAGCTCCTGCACTATCAGATAGCCCAGTAAAGTTCCATTGGTTATTAGAGTCAGGCGTAATATTGCCAACAATAACTTGACTTAGTGCACCGTTGTCAATGTTCTGTAAGTTGTAGCCAGGGTGGGCTATGATCTGTAAGTTGCCACCAAGGGGGCTAAACTGTGAGTCAAACTGCCATAGTAACCGATAAGGACCTGCAGCAGGGTCTGGAATAAAAATAGAATTAGCTACCCAGGCTTTAGTGGCTGTTCCACTAAATGATGGACCAAAATTAATAACTGTATTTGTTCCACCAAAAGTGGCGCTTGTTGCAGTGTAGATTGTTGGGCTAGTAGATTGAGCAAAAACAACAGGGGTGCCAGCTGGAAATAACGCAGTAACGTTACCGGCTACAGTAAACGATCCAGTTGTATTAGCAATTACGTTTACATAAGTAGTACCTAAAAGCATGTTGGCTTTAAAAGGACCACTACCAGAACCATAGTTAATTCCGGTGGTAAACACGTCCAGTTCGTTGTAGTTTCCAGCAAAGATGTAGTTAACACCTGCGGATGGCTGGGAAATCATACCACGATAAATGCCGCTTAAACTTTGGAATAGTGTGCGATAACCACCCATTTTCTTAGCGTCGCCGCGTTGAAAACGACACCACACACCGTCTGTAAACTCTTCAGCTTGAAAGACAGTACCATCTCGTTTAATCCCCGGTGGTATTGCCAGAGAGTAAATCGAAGTATATTGCGAGGTATCTTGTTGCTGGTTATCAGCCGGCATTAGAACGTTCCACCACTAATAGATGTTGCGGTCAAACGACCATTGACGGTAACCAATGGCTGTGCTAAGTTGGTATTATCCAGTTTCATAATCTGAGTACCGTTGGCAGTAAAAGCTAAAACGTTAGTACCAACTAAATACATACCTGTGTTGGTATCCGCATTAAACGAGAATGACGGTACGGCTGCTGATCCAGTAGCCGCGTAGAAAATACCTGTAGTAGCTTGTGTCAAAGAATACAAATTTGTACCATCACTTAACACGGTTAAAATTGTACCGGCTGTTAATACCAACGCCGGTGAACTACTACCTTGGTTTTGGAATGTAATGTTGTAGTTAGTATGTGCTGTGTTATTAGACAATACATATAACTGTGTAATAGCTGGTAACGTAACGTTAAGCGTTGTAGTTCTTGTACCAGATTGCGCAATATAGTTTTGAATAATTGGCGCAAATGATGTTAAATTTAAGGAGGATCCTACAATAGCGTCAACGTCGTATGTTGCTGCAGTAAACGTAATGTTTGCTGGAGCAGTAAAACCAACTGTGTAAAAACAAGACAATGCCCGGTCAAAGAAAATAAAACCAGAATCACCTGGGTTGGCAGTAATAGTTGCCAAACCATTTAATAGTGTGGGGGACTGTGGGTTGATTGTTAACGCACCGGTTCCGTTGTTTCTAAAACCGATAAACCAACCATTTGATAATGAAGAGGCAATAGGTAATGTAATTGTGCCTGCACCTCCAACCCATACAAATGTAGCCGCACGGCTGGCATCATTAATCGTTGGAGTGGCTGTAATATTTACAATATTTTGAGTTGTAGCCAGCTTACCACTTACTGTAGTTAATCCAGCGCCTTGTAATGATGTGGCATCTGCAACCGAAGTACCAGCTGCAAAAGTTACATTTTCCCAAGTACCTGCTTCTGTTGTGTTGTCAGTTAAATAGACATACTTAGAAATACCTACAGGAATAGTAAAAGACTGACCGCCATTAATATCAGTAATGAGGAAAGATTGCGCACCAAGGTTGCGGAAGAGAATATCCGAGCCAACGGAACCTTGATTCCCAGCTGGCAAAGCAATAGATAAACCACCGACAGAAGCAACGCAATCGATAATACGAGCAGCAGGTACTTCGGCACCATTGACGGTAGCTGGCCAATGAAGAGTTTGATTTGAGCTAAAAGCGAGTGCATAGTACGAAACATCCGTTGGAGTTACAACTGTGCCTGTAAAGGGTGAGGTATAGACTGGGGTTGTCATTTTTTAGGGTTCCTGAACCGTAGTATTGCGATCGACACGACGTGAGTTATCTTCTTTTTTCAGTGCCGTAATTGCGTCTGTATAATATTGTTTCCAAACTGGCAGTTTGTCTAATGCTTTTAAATAACCCTGGGCTTGCAATAGCGTACCGTAAAGCATTGCTTGTGGGGCAATAGCTGTCCATAAGTTTTGCTGATTGCTACTATCTAATGGTTGAATTTCAGCATAGTAAATGATTTCTACTGGATAGGCTTTATCTGGTGTTGGTGCAAAGTTCCAGTTATTAAAGTCATAGTCAGCATAATACAAAGGCTGACCGCCAGAGGATTCTGCAAGATATTGAGCTACATAGTCCTGACTGCGAAGCAGAACAGGTTGTCCGTTTACCTTCATAGACACAGTCTTGCGCCAACGAGAAGGTTTATTTAGCACTATTTGATTTTGAGCTAAGTTGGTTTCTACAACAATAAGCTGTAAATACGTTTTTAATTCCGCTGCAATACACGATTCAGCCAAAGCAATTAAGCTCGGGATCTGCGCAATGAAGTCTGCGTCATTACGCTCCATATATTGCTGGACGTTACGCACCAGCGAATCGTAGTTCATTATAACGCTCATCGTGTGTAGTAGCTTATGTTAGGTTGGAAGTAGATAGGTGACTTGTCACGCTCTTCGTTGTTAGCCTGCATGAAGTACTTTTCAGACAAACCTTCTAAATATTGAATACGTGCTTGGTCAACAGCAGGTAATTGCAAAGCTAAACGATGCGACAGTGTGGCCTGGACTGAGTTAATCCAGCGGTCTGGAACATAGATTTGATTTGTCAATGATCCAACATCTTCCATTTGCTTTTCAACAAGCAACTGGAACATTTGGAAATCATTGTTTGGTACTGGCCATAGATACATAGATGGCTCAATAGTACGGTCAAACCAATATTGTAATGAGCGAACCGATGGGAACTGTTTGTTTGGGAGGTTCCAGTAATCATCGCGGTTTAAGCGGGCCAATGGAATGACCTGTTGACTGGTAGAAAATACTATTTGACGAATAGAGAATGTAGTAGCTACAGTCTCACGCAAACGGTAGAATTGATAATTTGGGGTTGTGCTAATATTGAAGTACTGCCATTGACGATCAGACAACGTAATAGCTGGAAATTGCTGTACTGTCTTCCAAGTAATCCCGTCATTACTTACTTCATAGGCAAAGTTGTAGGTATTTGTTCCACCATTTTCAGCGTAACCGTTAAAGCCTACATAAAACACAGGTTGAGCTTGCTGGTATTGTAAACCAAACCAGTTTTCACCTACAGTGGAAGTGGAGACCAAATCTAAGTTTTGGTCAAACACCGCCGGAGATTCAATGTTATCGATTGGTAAGTATTCAGAAGCCTGAGAGTTAATAATATAAACCCAGTTTGCCTCACGTACATCAATAGTAGTTTTTGGTAAAACTATTTGTTGTTGTGCCGTTACTGCACCATACAATTGGTTTTCTAATAACCATAGATTGACACCCAAATTGGATAGGTTTTGCAAGTTATAAAACAAGGCTTGCTTAGCAGCACCAATTAATTCCGGCGTCATTTCCTCTGCTGATTTACCAGCATCACGAAACGCATAAGAAATTAACTGGTCAACATTGATTGTGGTGTTGCCAGTTGTGTTGCTATATGCCAAGATTATCTCCCGCGGCCAGCGGCGCGTTTAGTTACTTTTTGCGGCAGATTCGGTTTAGCTTTACCAGCCTTCACAAACTCTTTGCCTACTTTTTTAGGAATGCCAAGGGTGCTTTTGCCCTCAGCAGCGGCGTACATAGCGCCTAATTGTGCTTTAGACTTGATAGGCATTAGCAACCCTTCTTGGCTTTTCCGCCTTTTTTAAATGGACGTGTTGGTTGGTTTGTTGGAGCGGATGGGGCTGTTGCCATACCACCTTGATTTACAAACTCAGACTGTTGTGCTGGCCCAAGGCTTTGCATAGCATTCTTGGCACGTGCCATCATACGGCGACGTTCCATGTCATTGATAGAACCTATACCTTGACCACCAGGAAGTGCACCTTGAAGAGCAGCACGTTCTGCACTAGAGATAGCGCCTTGGCCTGCAGTAGCTTTTGGAAATGACCCAGGTAAACTTTCCAAACCAGTCATACCACCGTCAGCCATTTTCTTTACAGACTTGCCGCCGCAAAGTTTAGTAGGCTTAATATCTTTTACTTTTTTAATGTTGTCTTTGTCGCCAGAAGACTTCTTGGCTTCGTATACGTTAGTAACGCTACCACCAGTTTTGAATTTGTTTACTGTGCCAACAGCTTTCTTGGCACGACCGCCTTTACGTAACTTAGAGAGGTCTGTTTTTTCGCCTTTGTGCTCTTGCACATCGTGCATTTTAATTGCTTTTTTGACAATAGCTTTATCTTGATTAATATCAGCTTTCATCTCTTCTGCATGCTCTTTGCGGGATTCATACTTGACGCTTCCGCCTTCTTTAAAGCACTGCATTTTTGGGTTAGATTTAAAGCCTTCCATGGTATATCCTCGAGGTTATGGGTTAAATGGGTGATCAGCCCTTATATCTACTAATACGCTAAAACAGGGGTTTACGCCCCTAGAAATAGTTCTCTTTCGCGCTTACGACGCTTTTCAAGCACCGCCGGTTTGTTCCACATCAAGATGGCATCTGCAGCCCCTTTAAGGTCGTTTGCATTAATTTTGCGCACAACGGTAGAGTTCTTAAAGGCAGTGCCTCCAATATTGAAGCAGAGGCTGTATAGGGCGTCGAATTGATGCTGCTCAAGGGGTACCCTCACCGAGCTCTCTACGGCCTCGCTACACCACTCTAAATCGCGTTTAAGAAGGTCTTTGACTTCTTGGTCTGTCAATGTGGCGTGGATGAGGTGTTCTTCACCTGGGCGGATAAGGTGACCAACACCAATGGTCCAAAGACCCTTAGTGTCTTTATATGCCCTATTGCGCTTACCCTCTTCTTTGGTAATAAAGTCTAGTGTTGATTCTGCTATTGCCATGATGTTTTCTTCGATATGGGTAAACCTGTTAGTCAAGTGAATGACTGCAAAGATGCCCAACAACCACAGTGTGATTACTACCAACCGACTCATCGTTTTCTCCTTTTTAGGGGATTATAGACTATTTGGCGTTAAATATGCCAACCTGTTCACCAAGCCAGCCTTGAAGGCTAACGAGTTGCTGGGTGGTTATTGCACATTTTTCAATAAATTGAGGGTCGGCGGGGGTTCCATCAGTGCTGCTGGAGGATTGGGAAACTGTGCCTGTTTGGTTGGTACTGGGGAGGCGCATCCCACCATAAGTATGCTTAATAAGAGCGAGGCGATTTTCATAGTCATTTTTTACCTTTTCGTTAACTTGTGCGGCTTCTTTAGCTTTGTAATGGTTAACCATTTCTTGCTCTTTGGCCTGTGATTCTACCTTAGCTACGTAGGCATCATATTTTACAGATTCATATTTACCATAACCAATACCCCCAATAGCTGCTAAAGCTAGGGCGGCGTAAATATAAAACTGAATGGGTATTGTTAGTCCAAACATTATTTTTCGTCCAATGAAGTTGTTGTTACAAATCTAAGCACACCAACAGCAATACCAATACAAATAAGAAGTATGCCGTACAAACGAGGATCAATAAGGTTGCTAACGTAACTAAAATTATCATAAACAACACCCAGTATTACCAAGGCTAATGAGAACCACATTGTCTTGGAGCGCATAGCGCCCCGAGTACGGCGTCTCACTTGTCGGCCTTACCGTCTAGTTTGTCCTCAATGCGATGCAGTGATTTGAGAACCTCAAACCAACGATCATTAAAGTCATCCTTGGTGACATAATGGGTTGGCAGTTGTTCGCGTAGGTTAGCCAGGTCCTCTTTTAAATCTTGGACAGCATTCCAAAGTTCACGGCAAAACCAGCCTAGTACAGCGCAGACGATAGGGATAAGTACGTTAAAAAGATCTTGAGGGTTCATAATAGTTAGCTGGTTTGGTAGTAGACCCAGGATAAAGTTTCTTCATCCCAAAGGTAATAGCCATGTCCGGTTGGGGGAGGCATTGGTACAGGAGCGTCCCAAATCCAAGTGTTGGTGTTTAAAATCCAACTTGGATAGGGTGAAGGAAGGTAAAACACATCATTTGTTTGGTCATAAATACAACCAATTGTTGCGTAGTTTCCGCGCAATGGAATACCACCGTCGGGTGTTCCTGGTTCCGCTGGAGGGCTAGGAGCGTAGTGCACGTTCCCATAGGTATTGTAGCTAGTTTGAATCCATGTTGCAGGATCCCCTTGGTCACCTGAATCAATTACAGATTGCTCTGCAGCAATCACATCGGTAACAGTAAATAAATCAATTGCTTCAGTAGGTTGTATTTTTGCAAAATATGCCATAGTTAAGCCGTGTATGAACCAGAACTGTTAAAGACCATCACAGTGTTTCCACCGGAAGTGTATACGCTTGGGCTGCCTGTTGTAGTGCCGCTGTAGTTAGATGTTGGGACTGTCATTACGCAGACACCTTTACCTCCGTTACCGCCGACTGCAAATCCGCCGTAACCACCAGCTGCCCCACCACCACCACCAAGGTTAGTGCCACCATTTCCACCGTTGCCAGCGTATCCACCGTTACCGCCGCCGCCAGATCCGCCTGAACGTCCGCCGTCAATCTCAGATCCGCCGCCACCGCCTGCGTATGTAACACTAGAGCCTGTAATGCTGGATGCCAAACCTGCGCCGCCTGCAGAGCCACCAGATGGTGTATTACCACCTACAGCACCTGCTCCACCGCCGCCTGCTCCACCTTCACCGTCTTGAATGGTATTTCCACCACCGGCATTACCTTGGCCGCTGACTCCAGAGCCTCCAGATGTTGGGCTGGTACCTGTACCCGCACCGCCTGAACCGCCTGAGTAACCGTTACCGCCGGATCCACCTGCACCACCACCGGTTGTTGATACAGAACCGATTTGTGAGTAGTTACCACCTGCAGAAGATCCACCACCCGCACCAACTGTAACGGTGTAGGTTGTGCCCACTGTAAGGGTTTGTGTTCCGGTTAACATACCACCGGCGCCACCTCCGCCTCCTGGGATGTAACCAGGACCGCCTGCGTGAACGTTACCACCACCGCCACCACCGGCTACAACTAAGTAGCTAGAAGAGTATGTACCTGCTGTAATAGATGCTGTGGAGTTAGAATTAGCTGTTGTGCTTCCTGCAGCATTGACCGCAGTTACACGACAATTAATAGTGCTTCCTATATCAGCAGGTTGCAATACATATGTACTAGATGTTGCGCCACTAATATTGGTAGTGTTATTGCGCTGCCACTGATATGTATAGCTAGTTGGTGTGTTAAGCCAAGTACCATTAGTTGTAGATAAAGTCGATCCGGTTGTTGTCGAACCTGTTACAGCAGGAGCAACAGTGTTGTACGGCAAACCAACTCCTCCGGAAAATCCGAATGCCCCTAATGCAGCTGGTCCGATTTTTGTTAGAATTGGCATTATGCGAATTTAGTCTGTGAACCGAGGATTGTATAGGAAGACGAAGCTGTTTTAATAATAGCAAAAGTATAGCAATCATTTGCACTTGCACTACCAGCGGCTGGGGCTACACCATTTTGCCATTTAACTGTAACTAAACTTCCGTCAACTTGGAACGCATTAGGGTAGTAGGCTGTTGAACCATTAATTACCAGCAATGTTACGCAGATAACATCATTGACCGCCATCGCAGAATTTAAAGTTGTGCCTGAACTAAATGCAAAGTTTAGCGTCCAGTTTGTGGTAGTGTTGCTTGCCAAATATTGAACAGCACCGTTGTTTACATAATAGGTGGTTGTTGATGTCGGAGCAGATACACTTATTAATGCTGTCTCAGCAATGTTAAGTACTTTAAGGGCTTCTGTTGCTGTTGTGCCGTTAAATGTTTGAGTTGCTGTAAATGTGTTTGGTGTGGAAGTGCTTACGCTAATACCGCTGTAACCTGAAGTACCTGTGGCACCACTGATACCACTGTAACCTGAAGTACCTGAAAATCCACTGTAACCAGAGATACCAGAGCCACTGTATCCAGAGATACCGGAGCCACTGTAACCAGAGATGCCGCTATATCCTGATGCACCATTAGTGCCGTTAGTTCCGCTGTAGCCAGAGATACCGCTATATCCGGATGCGCCTGTAGAACCAGAAGCACCATAGCCGCTGTAACCAGAGATACCACTAAAGCCACTGTAGCCACTAGTACCATTGGTTCCTGTGCCACCGCTGTAGCCACTAAAGCCACTGTAGCCACTAGTACCATTGGTTCCTGTGCCACCGCTGTAGCCACTGTAGCCGGAAATGCCTGAACCACTGTAGCCAGAGATACCTGCTAAAGATGCAACAACTCCAACGTCGTTTTTATAAAACAACTTACCGTCGGCAACGTTAATTGCTAGTTCTCCAGAAGCAAGATTACCGGCGGTAGGTTCTGCGCCAGGTGTTGTGCTGGAGTATAGTTGTAGTGGTGTATAGCCGCTTTGCGCCATTTTTTATTCCTTGTATAGGTGCTCTAGTACTTCTTTTGGTTTTACAAACCGTTCGTTTTTATGTTCTACAAACTCCCACCAAAGGAATTGGTTTTCCACTAAGTACGACCGGTCTTTTAATAAGTTAATGTTTTCAGGGTGTCCAAAAATCAATGGATCTGATACAGACCACAGGACAATCCCTTGCTTTCCTTCATCCCAGCCTAAGTGCTGGAAAAAACTATCGCAAGAAATCCATGTACGGCACTCTTGTAATAGCTTTCGTAATTCACTAATTGGTAGGTTCTTTCTAAAGTCTTCTACCAACTGCTCTTCGCCTTCAATTCCTACTTGGATAATCGGCTCTTTAATTTGGGCAATGAGCTCTTTCCAGTACGGATAGTTTTTAGGATTCTGATTGCCGTTTATTAGTTTTTTAGCGTATGGAGATATGATAATCATAAGTACAACTTCCTAAACGCGTTTTCTAAACTATCTTTCCACTTCCAACGATCCATTTGCATGTACACATTGTATTGGTTGATATCACCAAATAACTGATGCGCTTCTGCAATTGATCTTCCGGGTATTACTTCTGGGTAGCAAGTAAATACTACTGGGTTTTTAATTTCTGGCAAGACCCTGCTAAAAACTAAGTGATCCCCAAGACCACAATTTAATACCACAATCGTTTGAGCTCTGTGATCTAAAATGTTTCTAAAGATCTGCTCATCATGCTGGTACATCTCTTCTTTTGTCTCACTACGAATCCCACCTTCTGGGTTTCTTAAATGCCAGGTTACTGCATTCGGTACTATTAAAATCCGATAACCTTTTTGATGCAAGCCATAAGTAAACAGTGTCTCTTCTCTGTGTGCTACCCTTGAAAGACCGAGATTATAATCATGCACCCGAGCACGATATAAAAAAGTGCAGTGTAAATGTTCAACCTCTTTTACCTCGTCTATCAAGCCCCATTGAATGTTGGGTTCACTGTCAATTCGATCTATGCGTCCAGTTGCGTTGTTCTTTTGATAGCTTGGTGGAGTTAACACCGAACCACCTACCGCGCCCACATCATCTCTTGTGTACTTGAATAAGTTCTCAAGCACATTGGGCTCTGGTATTGCGTCATCGTCAACGCGCCATACCCAATCGTGATCCGCGTTGTTTGACATCTGGTGGATGTGGTGCTGACCTTTTTTGTCAGCATAACGCCACTCCCAAGCAATTCCTTTGATGTCCAACATCTGAAAAAAGTACTGATACAGCATCTCTTTTCGCATGTCTTGTGGCTCATCATTATCATCAAAGATGACCAGCTTATCCACTGATCGTGTCTGATTGATAATGGCGTTTAATACTAGGGGCAAGGTTGTAAAGTACCTGCCCCGTGTTGCCACGGAGCAGAGCACTTTATTCACTAGCAGTCCACCTACAGATCATCAAGTTACAAGGATTTGTCTCTGTAATCTTTTGTGGTGTATCGCTAATTTCGCCCTGCTCGTTGATGTAGTTAAACTCAAAGCCAGGGAAGTGACGCTCATTCAAACCATGCAGTTTGTGATGTGGGCCCCAGAATCCTGGTGGCTCGTTCATCGGCACGGTGATTAGCAATCGCTTGCAGTGCTTCTTTAACTTCTCAACAATTTCCATTCCAGTGTCAAGGTGTTCAATTACCTCAAACGCTACGATGGTATCATACTGCTCTAATTCATAGGTGTTAATATCACACCACTCAAACTTGGCGTTGTATCCCCAATCTTGTTCTTTAGCAACTTCTACAATGATTGGATCATAATCTACACCTGTGTACTCAATGTCTTTGGGGAAAAACTGGATCCCATAGCCATCAGAACAACCAATTTCTAAAATCTTTTTACCTAGCAGGTTCTTTGCTGCCCAGGTATATCTTGTTACTTCGCGCGGGTATACTGGGTCACCTTTGAGAAATACTGCTCGCTCCCAGAAGTTTGATAGTCTCCAGCGATACCATTCTATGTTGTACTTCTTGGCTAACTTCAATGAGTTAATCAAAAAGATGTTATCCCAACCTTGAACCAAGCTGGCATCGTGCATAGTGCCTTCGCCCTTGTGGTAGATTGGAAATCCACCTGTGTACTGACTACCGTCCCACAGCTTCTCAAATACCTCTAGGACCTTAAATCCGGCGTTCTCAGCCTCAATACAGAACTCGGTGTCCTCACCCCCACCCACGCCGTATTCTTCGTTTAGAAGCCCGATTTTATCAAATACCTTCTTGTGTACCATGACACAGAAAAACACGCCAAAGAACCGGTTAGCTGGTTCTGAATGCCCTTTTATGATGCAACTGATTCCGCAGTCTGGATCAGAGAAAGGCTTGTCTAATATTTCTAACCACTGGTTCTTAGGTTGATCTAATAACACAGTGTCGTTATTTAACAACACAATCTTGTCTGCCGTGGCCTCTTTAACGGCTACGTTGTTTGCCTTGGAGTAACCAAGCGCCGCATCGTTCCAAATTACCTTTAGGTTTACCACCGCAGTCGCTAGGTAATCTAGATAGGCTTTGGTGTTATCTGTACAACCATTGGCAGAGATAATAAGCTCTACATCGTCCATATCTGTGTGCTTGAGGACTGAATCCACACAAGGCTTTAGATACTTCTCACAATGGTTATACGTCGGTATGACGATACTATATTTCATGTTTGCTCCAAAGGTTTATACAAACCTAGATTATACTACAAAAATTAACCAGCTACCCAGGCAGTTCCGTTGTAAAGAACAGGGCATATTACAGTACCACCGCCGGTTAGTGTTCCCAAATAAGTTGGGGATGTTGCGTCTGTTACATAAGCAACCATGCCCGCTACGCCTGTTGGCAGTGTTGCTACAGTATATCCACCTGTTATAACAGGTCCTGTAAAATAGGTAGAGCCTTTATTGGCTGCAAGGCCAATTGTGGTTGTATTGCTCCCGCGCCCAACGGTACTTGATCCGATAACAATTTCATTTGTGTTTGCTGCTGCGGTTCCTATTGCATTTGAGCCAATGTAAATATTGTTAGTACCTGTAGTATTTGCATTTGCAGAAGCAGCGTATCCCGCTTGATAGCCAATTGCAATATTTCTGGTGCCAGTACTATTATTTTGCAGTGCAATCGCGCCAATTGCGGTATTATTGTTTCCTGTAGTTATATATAAAACATTAATTCCAACAGCCGTGCCGCCGGTACCTGTTGTATTACTTGTATGTGCTAGATAACCTATTCCTGTAACCTGTCCAGGAGTGGCTGTATTTTGAACTGCACCGTACCCAATTGCTGTATTTCCGGAGCTTTGAAATCTAAACAATGTTTGAAAACCGATACCCACATTGTTACTTAGCCCGCCTGAATCCAAACCAGTTTGATAGCCCAACGCTGTATTATTACTGGCGGTACTTGTTCCGGAATTTGAACGGAAACCCGCACAAGTATTATAGCTACCGCCTTGAGCAGCACTACCAGATTGATGGCCGATTGAAGTATTAGCCGTGCTGCCCAGTGCTCCAGATTGCGATAAAGATCCAATTGCAACATTTTCTGTATAAGCGAACCCCGCCGTGCCTATTAATGCAGAATTTCCAATTCCTATACAATTATTAAAATTTCCATTTTTTAAAGCGTTACTGCCTACTGATATACTATTCGATCCAGAGTAATTATAATTTAAAGCAAAATAGCCCATTGCTGTGTTGTTAGTTCCGCTAGGTGGTGTTCCTGCGTATCCTGAATTACCTACAACTGTATTTGAAACGGCGTTTCCAGAACCCCTTCCAATTTTTACCGAATTTATTAAAGCGTCATTAGCAAGAGTTAATGCTGTACCACTAAATGTCATGTTAGCGGAACCGGCAAACGCACCAGCGTTATTATATATAACTTGTGTGTTAGATCCGCCGCCACCGCTAATAGTTCCGGCATAACCAGAAATGCCACTATAGCCGGAAATGCCTGAACCACTGTAGCCACTGTATCCTGACGATGGCCCGTTATTTGCAACCCAAGAAACACCGTCCCATGTCCAGGTAACGTTGTTAACCGTGTACTGATCGTTTACCGCTGGAGACGAGGGAAAGTCTAAAGCTGCCATACTTAACCAGCTACCCAGGCGCTTCCATTATAAAACGCAGGACATTTTACCGCACCGCCGCCTGTAAGCGTTCCTAAAAATGTTGGACTTGACGCATCAGTTACATAGGCTTTCATACCAACTACGCCGGTTGGTAAAGTAGATACAGTATATGTTCCTGTTATAACTGGACCAGGTAAATATACGCCGTTAGTGCCCGCGATTGTTGTGGTGCTGGATCCGTTTCCGATGGCACTATCACCTATGACAATCTCATTTGTGTTTGTTGCGGATGTTCCTACAGTGTTGGCACCAATGTAAATATTATTAGTACCGGTGGTATTTGCATTTGCAGAACCAGCGTATCCCGCTTGATAACCAATTGCAAGATTGTTACTGCCAGTGGTACTATAGAGCGCTTGGTAACCTACTGCGGTGCTGTTGTTTCCTGTGGAGCTATATAAAGCATTGTACCCTATAGCAGTTATATTGTTTCCGGTTATGTTTGTAAAAGCTGCTTGATAGCCGATTGCTGTTACACTCCCAGTGGTGGTGTTTTTGGCAGCAGTATAACCTACAGCTACGTTACTGCTCCCAGTAAACGCATTTAACGCTTGATAACCGACTGCAACACTATTATTGCCAGTAATTACAGAAGCTAATGCCGAGTAACCCATTGCTGTATTACTGCTACCGGTAGTGCATGCTAATAAGGTGCTGTGACCAACTGCAGTGTTGGACGTAGCACTAGTAACTGCTGTGCATGAATTATGCCCCACTGCAGTATTGGTTCCGCCTACTGCATTTTTAAGAACATTACTACCAATTGCAACCATGGTTGAAATATTTTGAGTGGAAACGGATAGCGCGTCTTTACCGATAATAACGCAATCTGTATAGTTTCCAGATTTTCCGGCTCCGCTTCCTATTGCCACACTATTGGTTCCGTTGAACTGATTTTGCATAACTTGGTAACCAAGTGCAACATTATTAGTTCCGGTATTAATACCAGTTGTTAATGTTCCGTTACCAACAACAGTATTTGTAACAATATTTCCACCACCAGTTCCTATTGTTAACCCGTTAATAGTTGCGTCATTAGCAAGAGTTAATGCTGTACCACTAAATGTCATGTTAGCGGAACCGGCAAACGCACCAGCGTTGTTATACTGAACTTGTGTTGTGGCACCGCCAGGTGTTGCTGTTGCGTTGGTTCCACTGTAGCCAGATCTACCACTATATCCAGAAATACCACTATATCCAGAAATACCACTGTAGCCTGATGACGGGGCATTTATTGCAAGCCAAGAGGTGCCGTCCCAGGTCCAAGTAGACCCGTTGGCTGTGTATTGTTGGTTTACTGAAGGGGAAGCTGGAAAGTTTAAAGCTGCCATAATTAAGCTGCGAATGTTCCTGTGTTAGCACCTGGTAAACGACGAGCAAACCAAACAGAACCTGCTTGCGGCGTAACTGATGCGTTACCTGCGGCTGCGGTTAATTGCAATTTCAAACTGGTTCCTGTACTGTTATTTAGCAAGATTCTAAATTTAAACAAATGGTTAACTGAAGCTGCTAGTGTACCAGTTGTGAAGGTGTAAGCGGCTAACGTGGTAGTTGTTGTACCTCTAAAGTTAATGTTGGTAAGCGCTGTAGTAGAACCTGGAGGCGCTGAAATACCAGATAATGGAGTTTGCTCATAATCTACCAACATTAAAGTGGGCGCTGCTGTATTGGTAAACGTCCAAGTAACCGTACCGGCAGTAGATCCCTTTAATCCAATTGCGTAAATCTCAATCTCATAAAAACCACCTGATACTAACGGAATGTTCGAGTTTGTACCAAAGAAGTTTGTTGCCGAGTTGGTAATTGCTGTACCGGCTGCGGTAAGACGGAACGTAGATGTTGCTGGTACATATCCACGACCAGTTGTTGTATCGTTTGTAAAATAAGATACAGCACCGTCATATTCATGCGCACCTGCTTCAGCTGCGGTTAAGTTTACACCAGAGGTAAATTTAAGTGGTGCTGTAGAGGCTGTTGCAGTACCAGCGCCTAAATGCAATAAAGCTGTTGGTGTGGTGTTGGTTGTTGAGTTATTAATTGCCCAACGACCCGCTGTAGAAATACTTCCAGCATCAGTTGTACCTGCATTTATTACAAAACGAAGCGCATTTGATGTGTTTGTTCCAATGGCCAAATCACCGCCGTTTGAATACAAATAGGTAGCGTTTGCTATACTAAAAGCGCTTGTGCCTGTAAATCCACTACTGTTAATACCAAAGTCACCGTAAACACCAGCGCCTGTTGTGTTGTTGTTGTTAACAACAAAGTCAGCAGAGGCCGCTGTACCCGCATTAGGGTTTTGTAAAATAATTTGGGTGTAATCGTTAATATCTTGAACAAATGTAGCTAAGATATTTTTATCTGAAGCAGTAAAGTCTGGACCCACTGCAAGAACACCCGTTTTACCGCCAGCTGCAGCGTTAGGTGTTCCTGTTAAATTAAATGCAGGAACTGTGTTAGTTGGTGCTGAAGTTAAAGTAAGTGCAGTACCATCAAAGGTAAAGTTTGCAGAACCCGCAAAAGCACCGACATTGTTGTATTGAACTTGTGTTGTGGAGCCACCAATAGCAGGTGTAACACCGCTGTAGCCAGAGATACCACTGTAGCCAGAAATACCACTGTAGCCAGAGATACCAGAATATCCTGAAGTTCCTTGAGCTCCGCTATAGCCAGAAAGACCTAATCCTGAGTAACCGCTGTAGCCAGAAAAACCAGCTGTGCCAGTGATGGAGTCAACCCACTGACTACCGTTAATATCCGTATAGTATATCTTTAATTTACCAGATACATCATCCCACCACAAATCTCCTAAACCAGGTGATGTTGGTGGCGTGTCGCCAACAGAAACAGAAGCACCTCCACCACTTGGAGGCGCGTATGTTAGTTCTTTAGTTGTGGTGTTGTAATAAAGCGCATTTGTAGTAGAACCAGTGTCGTTACGAACTGGGGCTACATAAAAACCGCTGTAACCTGAAGAACCATTTAAAGTGGTTCCGGTTGCATTGATAATAATACTATTAGCGGGTTGAGAAGTTACACCAGCAAGCGCGCCGATTGCAATAGCAGCGGTGCCTTGTGTATCATTTCCTGCGCTATTACCGATAGCAACAGCATTTGTTGATTGTGAAGTGGTACCTGCGCTGACACCAACAGCAACAGCATTAGCACCTTGACTTGTTGATCCTGCTGAGTCACCTACGGCAACAGCTTCAGACCCTTGACTAGAATATCCAGCAAGAGATCCTATTGCAACAGTATTAGTACCTTGATAATAGTTACCAGCATCATTACCAATTGCAACTCCATAATTACCTTGGTACGTTTGTCCTGCAACATAACCAATTGCAACAGTGTTAGTACCTTGATTAGTGTAACCAGCTGCAGTACCAATAGCAAGTGCTTCTGAACCTTGTGAAGTATTGCCCGCCTGCAAACCAATTGCAATTGCTTCCGCAGTTTGCGAGTTACTACCAGCGTCTTTACCAATTGCTATGGCATTAAAACCTTGTGAAGTTGTGCCAGCAGAAGAACCTATTGCTACAGCATCACTACCTTGTGAGCCATAGCCTGCATAATTACCGATTGCAATAGCTCTTGTTTTTTGACCGCTGTAACCGGCTTGATTACCGACTGCTACAGCATAACCACTTTGTCCGATTGCTCCTGTTTGATAGCCAACAGCTACTGCATTTGTACCTTGTAAATACAAACCTGCTTGGTAACCAACACCAACGGCGCCGTCGCCTTGTGTATTTTTACCAGCACTAGTTCCTATAGCTACAGTAACAATTCCTTGTGTGTCCCAACCAGCTTGATTGCCAAACGCAATTGCGTTGTTACCTTGCGAACTATTACCTGCTTGTCTACCAAAAGAAATACCGTACCCGGTGTTGTCTTTAATGGTTGCAGTATTTACTAATTGAATTTGAGGAACTGCTAGTTGTGTGCCATCCCATGTAAATGAGGAAGAGCCGGCAAAAGAGCCTGAGCTGTTAAACTGTACTTGTGTATTAGAACCACCAGGTGTACCACCACCCGCGGCGCCACTGTAACCAGAGAAACCACTTGCGCCGGCAATACCGCTATAACCGGAAGTTCCTTGAGCTCCACTATAACCAGAAAGGCCCAAACCACTGTAACCAGAAATACCAGAACCACTGTAACCAGAAATACCAGACGCACCACTGTAGCCAGAGATACCAGACGCGCCACTATAACCAGAAATGCCAGATGCGCCGCTGTAGCCAGAGATACCAGAACCACTGTAACCGGAAATACCGGATGCACCACTGTAACCAGAGATACCTGATCCACTGTAACCGGATATACCAGATCCGCTGTAACCAGAGATACCGGATGCTCCACTGTAGCCAGAAATACCGGAGGCGCCGCTGTAACCGGAGATACCAGAGCCACTGTAACCAGAGATACCACTGTAACCAGATATACCAGATGCACCACTGTAACCAGAGATACCAGATCCACTGTAGCCAGAAATACCAGATGCACCGCTGTAGCCGGAGATACCACTGTAACCGGAAATGCCAGATGCACCACTGTAGCCGGAAATGCCAGATGCGCCACTGTAGCCAGAGATACCAGATGTGCCACTAAATCCAGAGATACCAGAAGCACCGCTATAACCAGAAATGCCCGAAGCACCGCTATAACCAGAGATGCCCGAAGCACCACTATAACCAGAGATGCCGGAACCGCTGTAACCAGAAATACCAGATCCACTATAGCCAGAGATACCACTATAACCAGAAATACCGCTATAGCCAGAAATGCCAGAATATCCAGAAAAACCGGAAATACCGGAATAACCGGAAATACCTGAGTAGCCAGATGTACCAGAGTATCCTGATTTTCCACTAAAACCTGAGAAACCAGAGATACCGTTTACGACAGCTAAAATTAGAGCTGTATTATTTGCAAAGTTGGTTGTTCCTGTTCCGCCAGAAGATGCTAACGAAACTGGGTAATTCCAATAGCTGTTTGCTGCACCTGGATTTACATTGGTTGGTGTTCCTGCAATAATCCAAGTTTGATAATTTGCGCTACTTGCAGCGTCTTGAATAATGAATTCTTCAGTCTGATTTAACAGCGCTAAGAATACATCAATGTCTGTTCCGGTTGATGTTAAATGTGAAACACTAACGTTTGTTGCACTGGTTTGTGTTGCATTATTCCAAAGCAAGAAACCATCACCAGGGTAGCCTGATGTTACAGTTGTATTTGCTTTGTATTGGAAATAAGTTGATGAGTTACCTGGTGTTCCTGAGAAACCAGAGATACCACTGTATCCTGATTTACCACTGTAGCCAGAGATACCACTGTAGCCAGAGATGCCTGACGCTCCTGATGTACCACTATAGCCAGAGATACCAGAAGCACCACTGTAACCAGAGATGCCGGATGCACCACTGTAACCAGAAATACCAGAACCACTATATCCAGAAATACCAGACGCGCCGCTGTAACCAGAGATACCAGACGCGCCACTGTAGCCAGAAATACCAGAACCACTGTAGCCAGAAGTACCTGAGAAGCCACTGTAACCGGAAATACCAGACGCACCACTGTAGCCAGAGATACCAGACGCGCCGCTGTAGCCAGAGATACCGGACGCGCCTGATGCGCCGGATATACCGCTGTAGCCAGAAATACCTGAGAAGCCACTGTAACCAGAAATACCTGAGAAGCCGCTGATACCAGACGCACCACTGTATCCAGAGATACCAGATCCGCTATAACCTGAAATACCAGACGCACCACTATAGCCAGAGATACCAGAGCCGCTGTAGCCAGATACGCCAGAACCACTATAGCCTGAAATACCTGAGAAACCGCTGAAGCCAGAGATACCTGAAGCTCCGCTGTAGCCAGAAATGCCAGATGTGCCGCTATAGCCAGAGATACCTGAGAATCCAGAGATACCAGATGCACCACTGTAGCCAGAGATACCAGATGCGCCGCTGTAGCCAGAAATACCAGATGCACCACTGTAGCCAGAGATGCCTGAGAAGCCAGATATTCCGCTATAACCAGAAATACCGGAGAAACCACTGTAACCAGAAATACCAGAACCACTGTAACCGGATATACCAGACGCGCCAGATGTCCCGCTGTAGCCAGATGTTCCGCTGTAGCCAGACTTACCAGAGAAGCCAGAGAAACCGGAGAATCCAGAAACACCGTTTGCAATTGCAAAAATAACTGGAACGTCGTTAGCAAAACCGGATGTGCCGGTTCCTGTTGAAGTTACCAACGTTACTGGAATAATGTAATATCCACCAGCGTTAGTTGGAGTTCCTGTAATTGTCCAGGATTGTGAGTTTGCGCTGTTGGCTTGGTCTTGAATTACAACTTCTTCAGATATTGAAAGTAGCGCTAAAAATACGCTAATATCAACTCCGTTGGCTGCAACAGTGCTGACGTTTAACTGTGTTGCGTTAATTTGTACAATATTATTCCATAACAAATAATCTATACCCGGATTTCCACCAGTAGATGCTGTGTTTGTTTTGTAGAAATAATAGCTGCTTGATACTCCGCTCGCGCCCGAGTATCCGCTTATACCAGATCCGCTGTAACCGGAGATACCACTATAACCAGAGATACCGCTGTAGCTAGAGTATCCGGAGATACCAGAAAAGCCCGATGTACCACTGTAGCCAGAAGTGCCTGAGAAGCCGCTGTAGCCTGATACACCAGATCCGCTATACCCAGATATACCTGAGAAACCAGAGATGCCTGATATGCCACTATAGCCAGATATGCCGCTATATCCAGATATACCGGAATCACCACTAAAACCAGAAATGCCAGAATCACCACTAAAGCCAGAAATGCCAGAAGCGCCACTGAAACCAGAGATACCTGAGAAGCCACTATAGCCAGAGATGCCGGAGAATCCACTGTAGCCAGAGATGCCGCTATATCCAGAGATACCTGAATATCCGGAGAATCCGGAAATACCTGAGAAGCCACTGTAGCCAGAAATACCAGACGCGCCAAATGTGCCGCTGTAGCCAGAGATACCTGAGAAACCAGATGTGCCGCTGTAGCCAGATATACCTGAGAAGCCAGAGATACCGCTGTAACCAGATATGCCGGAGAATCCGCTGAAACCAGAGATGCCTGAAAAACCAGAGATGCCTGAAAAACCACTGTAGCCAGAAATGCCAGATGCACCAGATGTGCCGCTGTAGCCAGAGATACCGGAGAAACCGCTAAAACCGGAAATACCGCTATATCCGGAGATACCACTGTAGCCAGAGATACCTGAGAAACCAGATATGCCACTGTAGCCAGAAATACCAGACGCACCAGACTCACCACTGTAGCCAGAGATACCTGAGAAACCAGAGATGCCTGAGAAACCGGAGAAACCGGAGAAACCTGAAATACCGTTAACAACACCTAAGATTACAGATTGGTTGTTAGGGAAATTTGTTGTTCCTGTTCCATTAGAATTAACTAAAGTTACAGGGAATTCCCAATAACTTGTTGAAGTTCCTGGATTTACATTTGTTGGTGTACCTGAAACAAGCCAAGTTTGATAATTTGAACTGTTTAACTTATCTTGAATGATAAATTCTTCAGTTTGTTGTATCAGCGCCAAGAAGACATCAATGTCTACGTTGGTTGTTGTTAAATGTGAAATTCTAACAACAGGAGAAGAAATTTGTGTTGCTGTATTCCAAGCTACGTAGCCATTGCCGGGGTCGCCTGATAGCGTGGTTGTGCTTGCGCGGTATTCAAAATATGTAGAAGAGTTACCTGGGGTTCCAGAAAAACCTGAGAAGCCTGATTCACCGCTGTAACCAGAGATACCAGAATAGCTTGAGTAACCAGAGATACCGCTAAAACCAGAGATACCTGAGAATCCAGAAATACCTGAGAAGCCACTGTAACCAGAGACACCAGAACCTGAGTAGCCAGAAACACCTGATCCACTGTAGCCAGAAATACCTGAGAAGCCAGAGATACCTGAAAAACCAGAGATACCTGAAAAACCAGAGATACCAGATGCACCACTGTAACCAGAGATACCAGATGCACCACTGTAGCCAGATACACCAGAGCCGCTGTAGCCGGAGATACCGCTAAAACCTGATGTACCGCTGTAACCAGAGACGCCAGATCCGCTGTATCCAGAAATACCGGACGCACCAGAGATTCCACTATAACCAGAAATACCTGAGAAGCCAGAAAAACCGGATGTACCACTAAAACCCGATACACCAGATGTACCACTGTAGCCTGACTGACCACTAGCTCCAGATTGACCGCTGTATCCAGATAAACCTAAACCAGAATAACCTGAGTAACCAGATACACCAGAACCTGAGTAACCAGATTTACCGCTGTAACCGGAAACACCACTAAAACCAGATTGTCCACTGAAACCAGATTGGCCGCTATAACCAGATGCACCTACAACTTGACCGCAGTCAACTTGAACGCCAGTGGTAGTTGTAAGGATTAAATGGCCGGAGCCATTGATTGTTGCAGATACAAAACCAGGGATCGGGCCAGTTGATGATGTGGTGCCGTCGCTGTAATAAAAAATTAAATCATAAGTTACTGGGTCGAGCACAACGTTGGTAACAAATTTACCAGGTGCGACAGCATTAGCAATTAGCGCAACCGCTACTTGCTTAGTAACACCATGTTGTACTAATACTGTTACGTCGTTGCCAGTTACGGTGTTAGCAACGGGTAGTTGTGTTATCGACTGATCGGCCATGTATTATGTGTAAGTAAATCCACCATGCTTGGTGGCTGTTCCGAATGGGGACCCCGCAGTAACGTCAACAATACCCGTAATCGGATACACTGGAGTTGTCGCTACAATTTGTGTGGAGTTTACTAATGAAAATGTTGCTACAGCGCCACCAAATTTAATTGTGGTAACGTCTGTGAAATTGGCCCCCATAAGCGTAACTAATGTACCGCCTGTTTTAGGACCAGACGCTGGAGTTACTGTATAGATATATGGGAATAATACTTGAATGTTTGGAGCAACGTTACTTGCAGTATTAAGGTCACCTTGTGTGTTTCCACTGTATGGTGATACACCTTCAATAAATACTGAGTTCTCCGCTTGAAACCCTGTCTCTGTCATAATCTGATTGCCACCAATTGGGCCGGTTGCAACAGATACGTCTGGGCGCGGAAAGCGCAACGCAATGTTTTCAGTTTGACGCGCTGGCAAGCGCCATGGATCAAACTTATCTAAATCATCTTTGCAAACTCGCATGCCCGGAAAGTTTGGGTCTGGCATGAGGTCGACATAAGCAAACTTTCTGTTGCATCGATCGCAGACCGCAACAGAAAGTACTGAATTACCTCGAGTATCAAGGTAAACTGACATGTTAGCCTACTTGGTTAACTGTGACAATAACCGACGCAGTTGATGGGTATGCTGGTGTTGTAGATGCAGGGAACGCTGGAACAGTAATAGTTGCCACGCTAGGAATCCAAAAAAGCTCAACGTACTGCCCTGCAGTCAACGTTAAGAAGTAATTCCAACCAATAATAGTACGAAGGAATGTAGATGGATTTTTACGAGCTGCTAAAGTAATATCTCCTGCAGATCCGGAAACATCAGCACCATTAATTCGAAGCCACACATGAACATCTTCAATTGTATTTTCTATGTTTTGAAATTGTCCAGACCACTGAATGTTATAAACACCGTCAACAGGAACTGTTAGTCTTGTTCCAGAAACAAGCGTTACACCATCGGTTACATCCGTTACGTTAAATGTAAACGGTGTGCCAGTTGTAATAGAACCTGTTTGAGTTACTGTGCTCTGCCATGCACCGTGGTTAAAATACGCACCGCGTGCATATTGACCAAAGTTAGCAATACTAGATTTTACGTTTACGCCGCTTTGAACTAATGGAACTAATTCCGCACCAGTTAGGGGCGTTGTTGCGTCCGGCATTGCCGATATTTTTGTGTCAGCCATATTAGCCTACCTCTAATTGAATTTTAGAATCATCTTGCTCTAGTACATAACCAGAGTTTTCCATTAATATAAAACTAAGAACCACTGGTGCGCTGCCATGATAAAGATCCACAACACCGCCATCACCAACATCTAAACCAAATTGATTTATTGCGGCGGGATCGTTTTGAGCGCCAACACCGAGGGCGAACCCGTCGGTGGTGTTTGCTTGGTTAGCGACGCCAGTGTATCCAACGTATGGCATATTAGGCTATACCGGCTTGGATTACTGTAAGTTGTGCTGTACCTGCACCAGTTGTAACGGCAACCTTAATTGCAGCTACGGGGAAGGCATAGTTACCATCAGAGTTTACCGATACTTTAGCCGCTACTGTTGGATGATCAAACCATACTGGGTTTGTTGTTGTCCAAGGATTGTCAAATGTGTGTTGAACTGTATAAGTTACTGTGCCTGTCACAACAACACCAAAACCAACGTTAAATGGAGTTGAATCCAAATTCATTGGGATGCTATTGCTGGAACCAACTCCAGTTTGTGATACTACTTGCTGTCTCATAATTTCTCCTGTACGGTGAAAGAGGCGGGTTTCCCCGCCGTCTTAATTAGTTATTTGTATAACCAGAACCGTAGGCAGTGATAGAACCGTCTTGGTTGCGACCTGTGTATTGTACAGACAATGTGCCAGCGGAAGCAGCTTCAGAAGACAAAGTAAGAGTCACATCGTATGTGCCAACGTTAGCCAATAAGTTAGCTACAGCAGCAGAAGCTGTATAACCAGCAGCAACACGACCAAGGACCGTAGTTACGATAGAACCGATAGTTGTAGTTGTGCCGTTTGAAGTAATTGAGAGTGCGCGTGAGCCAGCACCAACAACGTTTAAAAAAGCATCGATTGAGTTAATGATAGAACCAGCTGGAATTACTACAATAGCTGCAGTAGCTGCTACGATAGGAGTCTGTTGAGAAATCATTGCCGCGCCAGTGTTTGGAGCTGCAATAGAACCATCGTTGTTAGGGGTCTGACGTGTGTTAAGACGTAGTGGGAGTGTAAATGTGCTTGACATGATTTATTTCCATTTCTTAGTGGGTTCCCACGCTGTCTCTAAGTCGTCCTCCCGGGAAGTGGCGGGGGTCAGAGTGGGATTATCTTCCTTATTTTAACTAATACGCAAAAGGGGTAAAATGCGCCCTAAAAAGCAAAAAACCCCAGGGTTTTATACCTGGGGTTCAAATTCACTACTTTTGGTAGTTTTTGATTAAACGCCTTGAGTACCGAAAACGTTACGCGCATCGTGCCAACCAGTAGCATAACGCTCTGTAGCCTTGTAACGCATAGAGTCAGTCTCGAAGTCGCCTTCCATAGATTTCTCCATTGGACGACGCATTACGAGCATTAGACCGTTTTCTGCATCAGTTTGTACGAACCAAGCCTTGCTTGAGCTCAAACGAGTTACAACGTGTGTGCCTTTTGGCAACATACCTGTAGACTTGATTGGGTTCAAATCATTGTCAGCTGTACCAGAACGGAGAACCGACTTCAGAATTACTTCTGCCTGGAACTCGAGCGCTGGAGGAACAACTAACTGCTCAGCTTTCAAACGGATACGCTTACCATTGTTGTCGATAGCAGAGCGAATTTGAATCAAAATCTGTTCAACAGAAGTTTGGCTCAAAGAAGCAGCTGTAGTCAACTTGTTAGAGTAAGTTAAGCCGTTTGCAACAGGGTGAGCTGTGTTGATCAATGTTACGCCATCACCACCAACATAGCCGGTTGTGAATGCGAAATTGAGCAAGTTAGCGCACAATGTTTCCTTGGTTTCAATCATAGACTGAGCCAAGTGCTTAGCGAAGGTTGAGCCGATACGAATGTGATCGCCATCTTCCATCAATACTTTGGTCAAAGCGTAAGCCAAGCCATAGATTTGGTAGATGAAACGGGTGATGTACAATGTACCACCCTGATCGTAGCTAACTGGAGTGCCGTCAGGCATCGCAGGAGCTGCATTCATACCATAAAGCATTACTTCTTCGTGGTAGTTACGTGGAATACCTTGGATCTGTTCTACAAATCCTTTCCACTCGTCAGCGCGTTGTTCATAAACGCCATCAAAGACTTCGTTGATAATCGGTTCGACTACCGCACGAAAGTCGGTACTGCGCATTGGGGTTGCCATTTGCTATTCCTTTTCTTTCGTTATATTATGCGTAAGCTACCGAGATCGACGGAGCGACCAACTGGCTGTTAGCGATTTGAACTTGAACGATGGTGTTAGTGTCACCCCATGCGTTTAGTTCGCCTGTTGGGTAAGCAACTTCACGACCCAAACCAACTACTTTAACTTGACCTTGAGCACCAGTTGCAACAGCAGTTGGGTTCAAGCCAGTTGTAGAGAAGCCAGCACCACCGGAAGTACCGATAGTTTGACCATCAACTGGACGATAGCCAGTTGTAGCTGAGAAGTTAAAGTCTTTACCAATAGCTGTGTTAGGTACGGAACCTACAGCTTGGATCTCATATACGAGTGCTGGATCAGAGAAGAGCCAGAAAACGACTTGAGTTGAAGCAGCGAGTGCCTCGTAGCTAATCCATTTAGCAACAGAACGACGACCTTGTGAATCGGTGAATTCAACACCGTCAAAAGAGCCGATCAAACGGTCGGTAGTGGCTGAAGCAATGGTCAGAGCGCCTGCGGTATTTACTGCAACTGGTTGATACTGGTAAAATGCTTGACCAGCTGATAAACCGTTTGCTGCAGAAAAGTCCGGAGTTCCAGTGACATAGCTGTTCGTACCTGCGAAAGGTGTAGAACGGTCTAAGCCGCTTGGGTGGAACGAAGGCTTCAGACCAAAGGGTTTTAATGTTGTGGACATTAGTTTATTTCCTTTGTTATTATTGAAGTATGTTATTGAAAGCGAATATTTGCATTCGCCTTTGCGGCCTCTTTGTCCATTTCCAAAATTCCACCCTCAAGAATTGAGCGTCCGCCTTTACCCTCTTGTGCAGTATTACGTACTTGCGCGGTAATATTACGTTGATGTTCCAATGGATCATCGTGGTGTAGCATCTTCATCACTTCTTGATAGATTTCTTCTGGTAACTTGAAGAGAACCATTTCATTACAGCTAACACAGCCTTCAAACTTGCCTGAGTTCATCTTGCCTAGCGCTTCAAAGCCTTTGCCTAATTCGGCGGCTTTCACTGGCTCATAGCCCAATGCCATACGTTTGTCGATACTGTCATAGTTATTTGTGGTGGATAACCAGCACAAATGGAACCCAGGGATTACTCCTTCGGGTAGGTCCGGCAATGCGCTATTTTGCCATTTATCTCTGAACGCTTCTGCACGTTCGCGCTTACTTTTGTTGTCCGGATCTTCTGCTACCATCCGTTCTTTTGTTTCTTGTACACGATCCGCTAAGCGGTCATCAATGTCACGTTTGATTCTTGGATTTGCCATGATAATTAACCTTTATTTTGACGATCATATTGGGCATAGGCCCTGATCATTTTGTTTCGTTTTTCAACATCGTCCCACGCGCCAGCATCTTTAATTGCATTTACACGCTCACGTGAAAGTGTGATTGTGCCTGGCTTGGCTGCAACACTTGCTGTTCTTGTAGAAGCAGCAGGTCCAGCATTGCGGGTACTTGATTTACCACCTTTTGCTGTATAACGGTGTGGCAAACGTGCTGATAAACGACTGTCTAATTCGTCCCAGTATTCAGGATCCGCTGGATCCCAACCATCTGCGGCAAGTTCGGAGTCAATTACTTTGGCAATTCTACTATCTGTATCTCTAGCTTGAGGATCAAACCAAGAATTTTTTCTGGCCCAAGACTTAGCTTGTCGTTGAATCTCTTCAGCAGTTTGATTTGGCACGTTTTGCTTCGGTGCCTTCGCTGACTCAAGTTGTTGTTTTTTATAATATTCAGCTTGCTTTAATCGGTCTTTTGCATCTGTTAATTGCTCTAAATATTCCATTTGAGCATTTACATCACCCGATTGAGCTGCCTGCACCATCTTCATTTTTGCATATTCGACACGGGTGGCCTCGTCTTCAATGGCCTTGTCAATTTGTGCAAACTGATAAGATGCTGCTGTATTCTCTACGGCGGCAAGGCGTCTTGCTAAATCTTCGTTGCGCTTTTCAAGTGCACTGATTTTATGTTTAGCAGAAACTTCGCGTTGTTTAACCAGTTCCTTCTTAAGGCGACGCTCTTCACGTCTGGCTTCACGAATTTTCTCGCGCTCGTCTTCATCATCGCTTTCGTCTTCTGCAGCTTCATCATCGCTTGCAGCGTCTTGAGTTTCCTCATCGTCAGCGGGTACTTCTACTTTAACGCCTTCATCTTCATCATCAAAGCCTTCTGGGACTTCAACTTTGGCTAGAATCGAGCCATCTTCTTGTTCCTTAATGGGAACGTCTTTTTCATTATCTGCCATCTTGTACTTTCTACAAAGTTAATCTACAAACGCTTTCATTTTTTGTGCATACTCGAACGATTTGATCTTTGAGATCACTTCTCGAGCTTGAAGAGTAATGAATACCACTGGGGCACCATCATCATCAGACTGCACCACAAAACGATCACCGCCATACTTGATTGTGCGAACTAAATCACCAACATTACACCAATTGCCTTCGGGCCATGGGGTAAGGTCATCTGGACTCTTGTATGCCAAGGGGCCAATATCACGTACTTTAGCTACTGTTTCATTAAAGCGTAAAGTTTGACGGGTTTCATCTACTAAAATGATTCCGCCTTTACTAGCAATCTTTTCCCGGCGTAATTGCACCAGTACTCGGTCTCCTAGAATTTCTACTCCAGGGTCTACGTCTGGGAAGCATTCCTGCTCCGAACGCAAATCTGGTTCGTCTTCTTTATTAAAATCAATCGGCATTCGCCAATTCTCCTTAACCTTTACAGGTCTTCTTCGTCTTCCGTCAAAATTTCGTCAATTATGTCGAGGGTAAGCTGCAATCCTTCGATTTTTCCAACGTATTGCTTATAATCATCAAAAGTATTGATGTTTGTTCCCGCAGTGACGGCTTCTGCTTGAATC